AGGCTTGTTACGCCCGCCTTTGTTATTACTTTAAATGTGTTTGCCATGACTTTATCCTAATGCTATCGCAAGCGCGGTGGCTTCGTCTGCTGCGGCTGCTGCTGTTGTAAGGGTTGAAACATCTTTGCCATCTACTGTGCCAGAGACAGTGATGTTTCCAGTTACGTCTAAACCACTATTGGTTATATGCAGCCTTGCTGTGCCGTTTGTCCCAAGTTTTATGCTGTCATTGGTATCAAACAGCAGCCAAGTGTTTGTATCTCCGTTGTGATACAAATAACTGTCAATTCCGACCTGTTGGTGCTGTGCAAAAGCAGAAAAAAGCTTGTTCGTGTTCGGATTAAACGTAAGGCCATTGTCATCCTGCTGCGGTGTCATCTGCACAGTGCCAGAACTGGCTGTGTCAGAAAACAGGACGTTGTAATCTACGTTGTCGTCAGAACTTTCTGTGACGTTTATTGAGGCAGCTTGAACGCCTGTAAGGTTAGAGCCGTCACCGTCAGCCAACAGCACAGTACCAGTTGCGTCAGGCAGCGTAATTGTGCGGTCAGCCGTTGGGTCAGTCGCAGTGAAAAATATTTCATAGTTATCGGCTGTTGTTCCTTCAAAAATTATATTTTCAGTGACCGATACTCCAATAGAGCCAGTTAAGGTGATTGCACTAGCTTGCATTAGGTTTGAAGCTACAACATTTGTAGCATTTACCGTGGAAAAGGTAGGGCTGTCACTTGTTCCAAGCCCAAGATTATCTCTAGCCGCGGAAGCGGTCGAAGCGCCTGTACCACCATCAGCAATCGCTAAGTCCGTAATACCTGTTATATTACCCCCTGTGATTGCTACATCTGAAGTAATATCTCTTGCTATCGCGCCGATAAATACAAATGCGTCTCCTGATAATGATATAGCAGAATCAGAATTTGAACTTTCAATTATCGATCTACTAAGCGTAGTGCCTGAAGATCCATAAGTACCATTACCAATCTCAAAGTTTGCGCCATCTTCAATCACATAACGCACTGTTTGCCCGTCAGAAATTCCTGCATCCGCAAAGGTTTGGAACCCAGAAACCGCACTGCCTAACGTAATAGTACCAGTGCCTGTCGTTGCAGTGGACATCTTTGCCCTGTTTACAAGCACTGGCATGTTTAGGCGATCCTTATAATTGCATTACTAGCGTCCGCTGTTGGGAATTGAATTGTAAAGTCACCACTTGAAGATGTCTTATCCGCGCCAAAATTTAAAACTACCACGGAAGGATCACCGCTTGCGGAATCGTTAAATATCAACGCACCTCTTGCAGTAATCGACGAACTGGAAAAGGTCAGATCAGAAAAATCCGTCAACGCTGTTGTACCGCTTGTACTTGGGTCAACCCGTGTAAGGGACGAACCCTTCGCGGTATACCCTGTACCAGAGGCTTCGTTGGTAGCAGTGTACGCGGTTGTAGCCGCGCTCAATGTTGCCGAACTTGTGTAAAGCGCTAGATTAAACGTACTACCGCCACTATTTTTAAAATTATGCACCCCTTCAAGAAGTTCTTTCTTAAAAGAAGTACACATTGCCTGCGTAATTGCCATGTTAAAGTCTCCTTATGGCTTCTGCCAGACTGAGCTGCCCAGCATCTCTGATTGCATTATATACCGTAGTTCTGTCACTTTTTATAGCCTCTTTCATATAAAGAGTAACTATTTGCTGCACAGCATTACGATATGCGATTGCTTGGTCTCTTAAAACAGGGTGTGCGTTTTCAGAAACCTGTACAATTTTTTCAACGCATCTTGTCGCGACTTCTTCGGGTGTTTGACCACGGTTTTCCGTAGTAATCACATTCACGATAGGCGAAGAAGATATATCCATCTTGACATCAAACATTAGGCGGCATCCTCGCGATAAGCATCCCCACGAAGTTTCGCGCCTACAGACGCCATCTCCAGTAAAGCGGTTTCATATCTTTGCGTATAAAACTGGATTATATCCGCCTCACCCTTCATAAAAGTGTAAGCCTCTACGAGAGAACCGTATAACAAAGTAGATTCTGCGTTATCACCAAGCCAAGACAACCCAGACGTAACAATAGAAGGCGGGTCGTAATAATAGTGAACTTCTACGGTGTAGCTTGCGTCTGGGGTAGGGCCAAGAATAAAATTACCACTAGATGTTTCTGCACTACCAGAAAAAGCATCGCCGTCGAATATACCATAATATTTTGGTACGCCTTGGGTGGACACCGCGGGATATGCTTCTCTAATGAAATTTACTTCTTTGCCTAACAGATAATTGTAATTACTGCTCCCGTCTATGATAGCAATGGAGAACATAGACAAAAAGTCTGAAGGTCTAGCTAAATATTGATTACCAGAAGTAACACTACCCGTAACATTTTTTCGTAGTTCGGGTATGATTACGCTTCGCATAATCCGTTCTTCTGCCTGACGCACAAACACGGGTATGTTCGTTGTAAACGTGGACTCCGTGTTTTCCGTGTAGTCCTTTATGGCCTGTGTCAGCTCTGAATAATTCATTTGAGCCTTCCCTTACTAGATTTTATACCTGCCGCCTTTAGTGGCTGCGCCCATGCCGCGGCACATACCGCCATCGCGCATCTTTTTAACTTTGCCGCCTTTAGACTTAAAACCAATTTTATTCCGAACCGTTTCAGGTAGCTTACCTAAACTGTTCTTTTTATCTTTTGGAACGTCTTTTAAAGCCATCTGCACCTCCTATGATATAACAATTTTTACAGTACCAACACTAGCAACAGCATATTGTCCGTCGTTCCAAACAGGATCGAACCCAAACAAACTTCTGCTTTCGTCTAATGAAGTATCAGGCCTTGGGTTCCGTAAGGATTGCGGGTCAAATATCTTTACGCGACCAAGAAAATTCTGGGGCTGGTCAGGATCAACGACATCCCGACCTACAAGAAAGCCTGTTTTTACACCATTCTGGTATTCAGGCACGAGATCTTTTACCGGATAACGGAACCCGGTTCTATCACAGTAACCAAAAGCATATGTACCTTTTGCGTATGCCATTATCCACCTAAAGCAAACGTATTATACGGCACAAATCTAATTGATGCCGTCTCTTCATCTTCCCCCGCCGCTAACTCAAACTGAAACTCGTACTCTTGTTTCAAAGCGGGTACTCTAGCAGCCACATCAGGCTTTTTCATTGCTATATAATAAGCCAAACCAGCTACAAGGCATGGAACAAAACGTGGTGGGACCGCCGTAACTGTAGACCCAACACCAGAAGAAAGGCCGTCTATGCCCTTTAATCTATAATAAAATATTGTATATGTTGTTGTACTATCAGGCACAGGCCATAACGTTACTTTTGTTTCTGTCGGGAGCCTTTGGACGTAGATTTGGGTCGGCCTGCCTTCCGTGTTTTTGTTGGTTTGCTGGGCGTAGGTTGCGACACTGATCCTTTGGAGGGCTGTGTCAACTTGGCTGGTGCCTGACCCTGTTCGGATTTGGTGTTCGATGATGTCGATAGTGTCCGAAGGAAGGGTATACGTTGCCGTACCCGCTGATACAGAGATCGTACCCGATTCAATAGTGAATAAATTAAGCCCACGGTTCTGCCACTCCAATGTTAAAAGATTTAAACTTCTTCGTGCGGTCTTTAGGTCGTACCCAGTACGCATCTCAAGGCCAGCTCGCTCAAAAGCCTCCTCAAAAATCTCTGGCATATCGGGGGTAACTACAGCCATTATGTTACTACGCTCCTAAACCGTTTGGTTTTCTTTGCAATTTTTTTAGGTTGAGCCACATGCTGCTTACCTGCCTTAGTGCCTTTTCGCTTGGCTCTGGTTGTAGCGGCGTACTCAGCATCACTAAGAGACTTAATAGCCGCAGAAGGTAAATACCGTTCACCAGTTTTACCGCTAGGTTTGCCACTCTTAGTACGCCACTTTTGCTTTGTCCAAGATTTTAGGCTTTTTTGTGACTTCTTTAGTGCCATTATTTTTTCTTGGCTTTACCGCCCCGTTTCATAACCACAGGCTTTTTCTTCATCAT